TCAAGTTTTGACAAGTTTATCGCCTTTTGATGTTGTATGTTCTTTGGTGCGTTCAATTTCTGGAATTTGTGCTAATTCATTTAAAGCTGTAACTCCTAAATGTCGTGTCGACACTACATTTGAATTATTAAATTCTTCATAAACTCTCATATATTTAGATGAGTAATCTCTTGTGATATTCACACGTTCTAACCACTTACCAAACTCTCCATGTGCTAAGTCATTCTCTTTAATGTGTTTCATTCTACGACTTATTTCGAAAATCGACTAATCAGCTTTTGATGATGTCGAGTTTAACAATGTAATATATACATTTTGCATACATAGTTATACAATCTCATTTCCCACTGCAACACAGGGCGTTTCTCAGCATTAAAAACACCACTATTAGAAGTGGTGTTTTTAATTTTTATTCGCTTCATTTTTAGATTGTTCTTTTTTTATTTCTGAAACGGACTTTATATTTTTATGATACAATACTTCAAGATTATTAGAACTTGTTATATCTCCATCAAACTGAAAATCTTCTGTAGATCTTATACCCGCAGTAAAAGATTTATTTTTATCACCATTTACATATCCACTAACATCATAACCATCCATTGGATTTCTTTCAATTTTAGTGAAATGTGTATTCTTATATCCCTTAACATTATGTTTCATAAAAAGTTCTATTCTTTCTTTTTGTTCATTGTAATACTTTTGTTCTTGTTCTTTTTGTTTGTCATTCTTCATTTTTAAATAGACGCCTCCAACAATTAATATTACACTAATTAATGTAATGAATATTAAAATTATTTTTTTATTCAAATAATCATTCCTTCGAGGTGAAATAATGGATAAACTATATAATAAAGATAACACATATCATAAACTTTCGTATTTAATTATTAATAAATATCCTATCATCGTTTAACTTTATAGATGGCACTATTCTTCTATCTACGCCATTCTTCACTAGCATTAAATTAAAGGGTAATATAATGCCTACTCGCTCTGCTGCGTTTAATTCGTTCCATATCTTTATTTCCTTATCCGTCATTAGATCAGTATAAGTAATTACAGTATTCTCTTTAATGCTCATAGCCCTGTTGAACATATTATTTACATTAATCTGTTCTATCTTAGAACACATAGTTATCAGTCCTCATCTGGAATATCATTAATGATCATTGTTCTATTAGGGTGTTGTTCATGTATTTCATCTAATGCTTTCCGTTTTTCTTCTTCCTCATCTTCTGGCCATTCACCTATATTAATGAAAATTGGTGTGTCCGTAGCTAACTCTTTCTTATCAGTAAATAGTTTATGGTATTTCCCAAGCATATCTCTAGCACGTAAACGGTCACTAGGCTTAATAGGTACTTCCACCATTTCTACATGCTCATTATACACGAGGTTCATTCTGTCAGTATCTGGGTTGCGTTGAAACTCACCACGTTTAACAACGACCTCCCTCACTTCACTCTCATCACCTACTGCTGCATTACTTAGAATATGAAGTAGTTCATTAGCAGATAGTACACCTTCATCAATTACTTTCTTACGTTGCTCATCAATGTACTTAGCCACTTTTTCATTCTTAAGCAACCTACTACCTTGTACAGTTGCAGTATGAGGACTATAACCAGCCTTAATTGCACTTTGTGTTACATTTAGCGTCTTTAGGTACTCAGATATAAACTTTTCTTGTCTAGGGTTTAAATCACTCATATTATCCCTCCTATAATTTATCTAATAAACCATTCAATAGTTGACGTATTCTTTCTCTACTTAAATTGAATATCTTTGCAATTTCATTCATTATCTCTATTTGTGTAGTAATGGCTTTAATCTTGGTATTGATAAACTTTGGGTTATATTCTGTTAGCAAAGTATATTCAGATATTTTAGTTTCATAATAGGATAGTGAGTAGTTTACTCTTTTAAGGTTCATGTATGCACCTCACAAATAAAATGAGCCTACCACTAAGGATAGGCAAGATATTTATCATTTAACTATGCGATTTTCTTCGGCCATTCTCTTAAGACTTACATCTCTTTGTGACTGTTGAGTTAGTTCATCTTTTCGTTGCTGTTGAATATTTTGAGAAATTTGAGCCTCAACGACATCCAATAATTCATCACGATCTTTCACTGATAAATTTGTTTTTAACATAATATGATTTGATACTTTATCTAAATTATATTTTCTAGCCATTATTTATCACCTCTTAATTGCATTTTATTTCTTATATCAATGAAAGGCAGTTCATCTCCACCCACATAATTTGAGTATTTATTAGGGCTGAAATAGTTTCTAATTTCTGCTCTTACTTCTTTATCCTTTTCAAAGTTTTCTTTGTCATAAACTCGAACAAATCTATCAAATTCTATTTCATATTCATCGTTTAATTCTGAAATTTCATTTAAAATTTTGTTATATTCCTCAACGATTGGCTCAAATTTTGCTAATATACGTTCTTTGTCCTTTTTGTACAAATGAGGTAAATCTGCTTGATGTTTAATAAGTTCAATCGCCTTTTTACGTCTAGCTTCATCAAAGACTTCTTTTTTAGTCGATAACCGTTTCTCTAAGGCTTTCAGTTTCTTCTCATTACTATCAAAGGTAGTATATAGTTCATCAGCCTCATCATCTTGTGAGTTAGCAATTAATTCTTTATATTTTGCTTTATCTTCTTTAATTCGTTGAGTAAGTTCCTGACGCTCATTTTCAAGTTTATTGATATTCTCTCTTTGACCTATGACATATTCGTTGTATTCATCAAAATATGCTTCTGTTTTCATTTACACATTCTCCTTATACTAATTTAATTGTTTTTGTTGTCTTTCTCGTTTCAAGCGCTCTTTAATACGTTGCTTACGAGCTTTACCGTCTATCTTACGCTTTTCTTTTTCTAATTTGATTTCTTCTTGCATGGATTGACGTTTGTTATCTTTAGTTGAATTCACTAATTGCAAAATGTCATTACTAATTCGATTTAATAATTCATCATCAATCAAAATACTATCTTTTTGATACCTTTTAATTTGTCGTTGTTCATCATCAGAATATTGAGATAATAATTTATGAAATTGTTTTAAATCATTCTTTGAATGATGTTTATATTTGTGCAGCTTATCTCGTTCTTCAATAATAGATAATGCTAAATCTTCTATGTGATTCGACTCATAGGACAACTGCATAGTGTATGGATCAATAAACATTCTCGGATAGTGCAGTGCGTACATATCTTCTATTCGTTGTTCCCACTCATCAAATGCTTGCTTTAGGTATGTAGCATTATATTTTGTCTTTAGGTTCTTAACTGCAAATCTTTGTACTAATTCCAAATTACTACACCCTTTTTAGATTTCCATTTCTTCAATAGCATCAATACGCGCTTGGCTACCCTCTATTTGACGTTGAATACTATTGATAGCATTACGTCTATCAAGCTCATTCTCAATCATGTAATAGCCTCTGTGTGTCTTACTGTAGTTATATCCGATTGGGTAATGATAGTTCAGTATTAAACTATTGATAGTTAAACGCAACCATCTTTCATTTGTACGATTAACTGATATTCCCAATTGATTTAAAATATTGGTTTTAGTAATATATTTCTTAGACGTATTTCTTATCACATTGAGTACTTGGCGGTGTTCATCGGGTAAGTTGTACGTCTTTTCTTTTTCTGTTACTTTTTGCATCTGTTCCACCTCACTTATGTAATTACTTTATACTTTAATTATACTAAATTTACACTTAAATAACAAACTTACGTTCGTATTTAATTAATTTTATAGAACTTCTTAACATTCTATTTAACACTGATATAAAAGCGTTTATAGTACTTTTCATATACTTTCATACATATTCTTTTATAGAACAAAAGTTCGTATCCGCCTAATATCAATCTAAAATCATTAACAAATCTTAACAATTACGATTTACATATAAAAAAGCCATGCACCTGTTACAGTGCATGACCGATAAATTTATGCTTTCACTTTATTGTAATAAGAGTGTTTCAACTCATTTAATCGTTCAATTAATACTTTACTATCATCTTCATTAGCCTTTTCATTCTGAATAAATTCAGTAATAATTTTCAAGCCCTCAACTAATTCTGGTGATGGTTCATTAATACCAGTAGCTAACTGATACAATGCCTCCATATTACCTATAACATCTGCATTACTAGATTGAACGCCTTCAAGTTCATCTATATTGAAATCTCTACTCATGTAGTCGAACATGTCACTATTGTTACTTTCTGCAAAGGTTTCTAGACCGTACATAAAATACTCATTATCAAACATGAAACTAGCCATCATATCGCTTATAGTGTCATGTGTTCCATCATATAAATCATATCCAGTATAATGCCCCTCAATGCTCTCAATGAGTTTCTCAGTATGCTTTTCTGACGCAATCTCAAAAGTTTTTCTCACTTCACAATCTTTTATTAATACATGAGCATACATTTTACCTTTGCTTACTAGATACACAACATTAAACGGATCGTTATATATCTTAAATGCAAAAGGTAATTTATAACTACTTTCACATAGTCCAGTAAAATATCTTAATAGCGTTGCTGCTCTAGTTTCAAATTCGTTTGCTATAATTTCTATGTTCATGTTAAGCACATTCCTTTTCATTATTCGTAATTGTAAATGTAACTGGCAACCAGTGATATGTTTCTACTTCATCTGACTTCAAAATTGGGAAATTTAACCCCTTACCATCAACTACATAAATCATTGATTCGCATCTACTCATTTCAATGACACCCTCATTAACTAACTCACTTACTACATCAAATGCTTGTTTATTCCATCCATACCAAAACACAATATTGTTATTTTCTGCACTGGTATATGCTCCTTGACCTGTATAATCAAAATCGTTCTGCTCAAATACTTTTTCTATTTCAACAAATGATGTACCAGTATTATTTTTTATATAATCTATTAACTTACTTTGTATATTTTTCATTACAAAACCTCACAGTATATTCTTTTTTCTCACACTATCCTGTAATGTGACAAAACCTTTTATATCAATACTTACATTGTCTTTCTTACACCTTACAGATAATACTCCATAGTTTATAATTTTATTTAAATGCTTTAATATTCTTATGAATAGTTATTTAAGTGTAAGGTGTAAGGTAGTTGTAATAAACTTAGTTATATCAACGCTTATACGCCTTACACTTTTTTAATATTCCTTACAGATTAATGTAAGGTTTTTAATATAGTTCCGTTAGAATCGTATATTACATTGGTTGTATCTTTCGCATAAAATCTTTTAGTTTTTTCTTGAACTTTTGACCAGTAAGCTACAGATTTGTATCCTAACTTTGATAATTCTTTAGAGAAATTCATTTTATTCATGTGATGATAGCCATTATTAGCACACCATATTTGATATATTTCATATGCTTTATCGGTATTCCTTCCCTCAACCACTGGTAATTTTCTATAGTCTTTATCTTCTGCATCTTCGATAAACTGTAGAACCGGATTATTATCATGCTGATATTCTTCTTTGGTCTTCCTAGCAACTTTAGGCTCTATAATCTCGTTGTTTTCAAGTGTTCTTTTTAAACCTTTTAACGCTAAATTCAATAAGGCTGACATATTATGTGATGTTATCAATTTATTTAATAACATCGGGTCTTTCTTTTGTCCGTCTTTACCAAATTTACGCAACATAGGAATGATAACCATGCGTCTATAAAACCCCTCACTTTTGTCATTGCTCATTGGCAATTCATTACTAGCAAATATAAGTTTTACATACGGTTTGAACTCAAATGCGTCTTGTCCTTTAAATTCAAGCGTAATGTAGTTACCAGTAACAATAATTTTAAAGTTGCCTGTATCCTTAATTCTGTTTGGATCTATATCATCAGCAATGTTCACTAATTTACCTTGTAAGTTAGCAGGTTTAAATTTATCGTTTAAGTCATTAAAAGATAATGCTGTTGTATTCTCTGGATTATAAAAGTGGTGCAATAATTTAAGCAAAGTAGTTTTACCGTTGCCACCAGGACTATAGTAAAAGAAGGCAACTTGTAAGAAGTTATCACGGTATAAACCATAACCAATCATTTCGTAGATTAGTTGTTCTACTTCTTCATCATCATTTGATATATCTTTAATAAATCGTTCTATTAAATCACTTTGTGCTTGTTCATTAAAATCAACATCAATAATATTGGTTATATAGTATTGATGACTAAACGCTTTTAATTTTTCTTCAACAGTATCGTATATACCGTTTTTCAATCCTATATAACGTGCTGAACATTGTTCTTGATAATTATTCATGCATAGAGTTTTTAACTTCTGATATACTTCCTTATTTTGTTGTTCTCGTAATGACGGGATATATTTAATAGTTATTTTACGCACAACATCTATATTAAGTGGCTCGTACTTCTTGCCTGTAAAAACATGAGGACGGTTATCTATATAGCAACCGTGATATTCTTCATATAAAAATAAGGCGAATTCATAGAACTTAAATCTATTTCCATCAAAGAAATCTTTTTCATTAAATATCGTTTTATCTTCCAAAAAGTCTGGAAATATTGCCATAAAAAGCCTCCTTATTTGTGTTCTCGTTTGTATATTGATTCGAATGTGGCGTTAAACTCTCTTGAACTCATTGGAGGGTCACAATTTTCATTCCACATAAAGCAATATGCATATACTAATGGATCTGGTACACGTCTATTGAGTAATACACCAATCAAAGATGTTAGCGTTTGGTTTCGATTACCTGTTGATACTCCAAAGGCAATGGACTTCCAAAAATCATTATCACGACGTTTAGGATATTTAAATTTAGTTGATTCCTTGTGTTGTGATTTATATTCTTCAAACCATTCTTCTAACATTTCAGTCCCCAAAATTGGGGCGTCATTATGTTGATGTAAGAACGGATATTTATCTTGTTGATATACGGGTAACGCCATCGCTCTGCTAGGTTGAAAACTCCCTTCATCTACTGGGTGACCTATTTTATTTGCCAACACTTTTGTATACTTACGGTAATCATCTGCATTGACACGCTCATTTAATGGCATATACAAACGTATTCTAGGGCTTTCTGTTTGGTGATTAAACGTAGTATGCCAAAACCACGCAACACCTTTTAAAGTGTCTGTAATTGCATCATGCAGTGGTCTCAAATTGGGTATATCATCATAATCCAACACTAGAACATCACGATAAATCACATTGTTATTGTTACGGTACTTTTTGTATTCTTTACCATCTTCATCAATACCATCTTTTATATCACCGTATACAGCTACACCTCGAGCATATTTATTAATATTATTTTGTGGTATTGATAACCTATTAACTAACTCACTCCATTTAGGTTGTGAAAACTGTTTAAACGATCTCGCATCTAAATTTTCATACCAAATCACAGAAACTTCGGTATCATTTTCTAATTGAATTTTGTTCAATTCTTTTTTATACCTCCATGTATTAAAACAAGAGCAAAGATGTTATAATACAAATGGAGTATTTTCTTATTGCTCTTGTATTAATTTAATTGTTTATATTATGCGTTATCTGATTTAGTCGCCAAACTATTCACATCAGATGACGCTCTTTTTATAACTGTATCAATATCATTTAATTCACTTTCATAATCACGAATAACTGATAATAATGTTGATACAATAATGAAATTTGATTTTATATTGTCATTAGTCTGTTTTTCTCCTAATACTTGATTACTCTCTCTATAATAATCTCTTAAATCTTCAAGTCCTTCTTGTTCGTCACATACATAGTCGATGACTGCTTGGATCTTATTAGAAATATCTGCTATTTCAAAACTTTCTTTAATTTGTTTTAAATCTTTAAGCATTTACTACTCCTCCAAACTTTCAACAAAAATTGTCATTTCTTCAATAGCTATTTTTAAGTTTTCAATATCATCTAAAGTTAAGAATTTACTAATATTAGAACCTTCGTAAATGATAGGGAAATCTATGAAAGTATCTATTGCTGATATTAAATCTTCGTATTCTCGATAATCTGCAAGAATTTCAAAAATTTCATTATCACTTAAATATGGATATTCACCTTTAATAACTGATACATTTTTAACATGACGTTTTTGTAATAATTTAATCATTTTACTAGTATGTTTTTTTCCATTCGCCATATGCTCATAGTTCAATTTGCCTTTAATATTTTTAAAATCTTGATTAGTTAAATTTTTCATTTTTTCATTTTCCTCTCTGAATTTATTTGTTGCGTTTAATTTTTGATTAATGTTCATTTCCTACTCCTCCATTTTCTTCAATATTTAATGCTGCGATCAAACTACCTAACATGTAAATTGCGAAAGCTACATGTATTCCTAGTAACCAACCACTAAGAAATGAGATTACTGAAATTAACATTAGTGTGACTATGAATTTAGCCATGTTGTATCACCTCCATTTAAAGCCAACCTTTATGACGCTTACTAAGATACTCTTTAAAGCCTTCAATAGAGATAACTGTCATTGTAGACGACAAACTATAATATAGATCCTCTACACCTTTGTTATCTTTATCATATTCTTTAAGAATACGATTGACCGAACTATATGAAATTCCAAACAGCCTAGCAATAGCATTAGGCTTTGCCATGATAGGCTTTACTATCACTTGTTTAGGTTCAGTAACTACATTTTCTTTAGTAGGTAGATCTTGTAACTTTGTTCTAGGCATCTATTTGACCTCCTCTTTATCAGTGATTCCAAAAAACCCATTTGGCGTTACATTAAAGTATGCACATAACTTCATAATTGTTTTTGTATCTGGATTTTTAGTTTTTTCATGATATAAGCCATAAATTGTTGTTCTTGAAATTCCAGTTTCTTCACTTAACTTCAATGCACTTACTCTATCTCTTCCCATTAGCATACTTAAGTTGTTATCCATAAAGTCCCTCCTTACATTTTTTGTGGTCAATCCCTATAACTTAGGGTTGAACACATTTATAATCTAGCACATACTTTTTGTTCAGTCAACAATTAAATTATTTGGGATTAATCACAATAATGATTTATAATATAATAGAGGTGATTAGATGACATTTGGCGAAACACTAAAAAAATATAGAAATTCTCTAGAATTATCAGTTAATAAACTTTCAAAGCTTTCAAATGTATCGGTAGGTTACATTAGTAAAATTGAAAATGGTCAAAGAAAATTTCCTTCAGATAGAATTATTTTTTTACTACTAGTAGGATTTAAAAACTCGAAATTAAATGATCAATCAAAGTCAACTGAAGAAGTAAATAATGAAATCAAAGAAATATTATATGAACTTTTATCTGCTGAAGATAGTGAAGTTTATAAAGAAGATTTTGAAACTATTTATAATAATTTCATTACTTTCTATGAAGATATGCACAATAAAGTTGGAAATAAAGATGAGAGAAATAAAAAAAAGACTATATTCGTATATGAGGATGACGAAAAAGAGAAACACTCTGTTAATTTAGAAAAACCTATAAACGATATAGCATTTCATCTAAAAGACAATGCAAATCAAAAATTTTATAACGGTGTAATATTAAATGATTATGATAAAAATATGATAAATGAAATTATCAACTCATTTTTAGTCACTAAATTATCCCAAGAACAAGTCGAATTAAGTGAAGATATAGAACAACTACAAAAAGACTTTGATGATTTTAGAAAAGAATCTATGTTAAATAAAAAGCAATTAAAAATGTTTGCTATCCATAACAATATCCAATCACTTAAAAAGAAAAAATAAAATAAACAAATGGGAATCATGAAATTAATCTAAATAACTACTAAATAAAATAATACAAATGAATTAGGAGAGGTATTATGAAATTCGGTAAGTATAAGATTAATATATAACAAAGGAGAACTATTGAATGAGATTCAAACTATTAACTGTATCATTATTATCTACAACATTATTACTAACAGCATGTGGTCAACATGATAATGGCGAATTGAAAAATAATGATTCAGAGAAAAGTGAGAATAAGGAAAATAGCAACAATAAAAACAGAAGTGATCAGAATCAAAACAACAGAAATAGCCAGCAACAAAATCAAATCACTGCTAGAGATGCAGAACAAATCGTTCATGACCATTACATAAATGATTTATCAGCTACTGAAGCACAAATAGGCGATTTTAAAACTAATATGCAACGAAGTAATGCAAATGAATTCTATGTTGAATATTTTGCGAGAGATGCAGCAGGTACACCTATTTCTTTGTGTGCAATAGTTAATAGAAGTACAGGAGAAATCATTGATAAATTTAATGATATGAGCGAAGAAGAACAGAAAAATCTTGAAGAGTTGAAGAAGAATAGCCCAATATACAATCCAAATATGAACAAACCTAAAGAGCAAGAAAACAGTAATAATGAAAAACAACAAGATGATTCAGATAACAAAGAAAATAATGAAAGCTCTAATAACGAACCATCAGTTAAAGAAGAAAGTAATCAACAACCTAAACAAAACGTAAAAACTCAAGAATCTATCGAAGAACCAAATACGCAAGAACAACAAAACACTGAAGAGACTGCAAGCACAGAAGAAGTTAAGAATCAAAATTAGAATGATTATCTATTTATCTAATCAACGACAAGGAGGGATGAGAAATGTGGCATGAGAAATTTACTAACAAACATGGTGATGTACAATATCGCTATTATGAGAAGTATAAAGATCCACTCACAAACAAATGGCGACGTGTTAGCGTGGTACTTAATAAGAATGGTAAACAGTCACAGAAAGAAGCTCAAAGGCTCTTAAATGAGCGTATAGAGGCGAAGATAAACGACAAGACACCAATTGACTTAAAAACACTTACTTTCCATCAAGCATGTGACGAATGGCTAGATAGATACGTAAAAACATCAGGTTCAAAACAATCTACAATTAAAACTAAAAAATACAAAATCAAGCATATCAAACGCAATATAAATTCAGATATTCTAATCAAAAATATGAATAGCAATGTTGTTCAAAAGTTAGTAGACAATGCTGTTAAAGATAATCTAAGTCATAAAGTTGTTAAAGATGCTATGAGCATCATAAGAAACATTATGAAGTACATTCAACGCAAATATAAACTTACAGATATTAGTTATTTAGATGATATTGTTATTCCCAAAAAGGCTACTACAAGAGAAGAAGTAAAAGCTAAGCGTGAAAATTATCTTGAAATGGATGAAGTAAAAGCAATTGTAGACAATTTACATGAAATAGCTAATTCAAAGCGTGCTGATTATATGAAACGTTCTTTCATCATGACTGCTTATATTATGGAATTTCAAGCACTTAACGGTATGCGTATAGGTGAATTACTAGCCATACAACCTAATAACATTGATTTCGACAAAAAGACACTAGAAATAGATGGCACTATTCATTGGCGTAATGAAGGTAACGCAGTAGGTTTTAAAGATACAACTAAAACTGAATCATCTTATAGAACAATCTCTTTAACTACACGTAGTTGCGATATATTAAGAAAAGTTATGTTAGAAAACAAAAAGGCTATTCAATGGGAATCTATGTATCAAGATAGAGGCTTCATATTCACTAACTATCGTGGCAATCCTATGTCACTTAGCACCATTAATAGAAATATGCAACAATCTGCAAACAATGTAGGAATTACAAAGCACATAACAAGCCATACTATGCGTCATAGCCATATATCTTTATTATCACAATTAGGCATATCACTTAAAGCCATTATGCAACGTGTAGGACATACAGACCATAAAACGACCTTGCAGATATACAGTCATGTAACTGATCAAATGGATAAAGATATGATGAATAAATTAGAAAAGGTAGTTAACTAAATGGATTTTTTACAGCAAAATTGGACTAATATATTGAAAATAATTGTGTCTTTGATATCAATAGTAACTTTTATAAGAGTATTCCTTTATGAAAGGTCTAGACTCAAAGTTAATATTATTGGTTATGATCAAATAGAAGAATATTTAGATGTTTACATTTCTTTTTCTAACTCATCAAAGTTACCCATTTCCATTAATGAGATTCAGATATTTCATAAAAAACACAATGATTGGTGAGATAGAAAATTTCACAGAAAAAATTCTAGGTCAAACAGATGGTAAAAGTATAGTCTATTCTAACCCAATGCCATTAAATTTAAATTCTTATTCTAGCGACAAAGATTTATTCAGAATAAAACTGGTAGAAGAATTACCTTTAAATAAAACTTTAACTTTTAAATTTATAACTACACGAAAAAATATCACTTATAAGATTAAAGATTTCAAATTACCGCAATATAGAAGGTCATTCCATAGAAAACTTAAACATCACAAAAAGGTTTCAAATAAAAACAAAGATTAATTGACAATTTTTAATACCTTCGCCCTTTTTCTGCCCTTTTTATAATTATAAAACACAAAAAACAACCCCTTAAGACTTTATCTAAGGGGTTTCTTGATTCTGTACTATTATTCAACATCAATAATGTCAGTTTCATATTTTTTTAATAAAAATCTATATTTATCGAAATATACGATGCCGAATATCATTGCTGCAATGATGAACATTGTCTTTTTCAT